TTGTCTTCATAGCGTTCACCTGATACTTGCATACGTCTATAGTGATAGCCACCCTCAAAACCTTTGATTAATTCTTTGCATCTATAATCTATTAGTACACCTGACTGCCCATCAACCATACGTTGCAATGGCCCTGATACAGATTCAAGTCTAAGAGATACATCATTACTATGAGTAGGTCTGGCTTTAAGTCCTGCACCTCTAAGTATTTGGAATGGAGTACTCTCATCAGTCTGTGCTCTAAAGTCACCTGCAGGATCACCAAATATATTTACTTCACAGTTAGCGTAACGCATTGCTATCTCTTGTCTTAGTAACTCAGCGAATCTAACTATACCCATATCAAAAGCTACAATCTCTTGAAGCAGAAGCCAACGCCCTCTTACCTTTTGTCCAAAGACTGCAGCAGGGGTTAAGCCAAAATCTAATCCAATAAATAAAGGCATCCCATCTGCGACTGGTATCTCTTCGTTTGCAACATGGACATCTGTTCTAAACATATTATACACAGGCTTGCCATCTTGGATATGTCCTAGTCTGTTCATTACATAAACATCTATCCAACTCTTTGTCTTACCTTGTATCAAGTTAGAATAATAACTTGTCATCATATGCTTTTTGTTTTCAGCTACAGGATTAGGATTATACTTTACTATCAATCCCTCTTCATCTTTATCTTCTAACATAGCTGATGGCTGAGTATAGAACTTCCAGTTGTCAGGCTTAACTAACATCCTAGATTCTTCAGAACTTATATGATCAGGTATAGGAACTTCGCCTGCCATGATTGGCCACCAATGATCTTCTTCGGGTGCGTTCGTATCTGCAATAACTCCAGTCCAAGTCGGACCTCCGTCTCTCATAGATGGGTATCTACCAACACGCATAGTACATGCATCAATAATTGACTTAGGTATTTCCCTAGCCTCGTTAATCCATATGCCAGTTAGTTCGAGCGAGAGGAGTTTCTTAACGTCTTCAGGTCTGTCGAGTGCAAGGAATATAACCTCCAACTCCAAATCACTCTTGGATATTTTGTGCGTATATGGAACTGACCAAGAGAACCTACCCCAATCGTCTTCCGGAAACCAGTCCAACCAAGTTTTAATCGTGGTAGTACGAAGCTGAGGATTGGTATTTCTGATAATCGCCCACCTACTTTTGCGTTTGCCATCTGGTGATTTCTCCTGCATTAAGGCTCGTCTGAATACTTCTACACAGCAAGCCACTGATTTACCTGAGCCAACTGGCCCTCTTAATCCTCTGAAGAAAGTTTCATCCTTTAAAAAAGACTTACATACTTCTCCATCAGGTTTGTATTTAAAGTTGGTCAACTCTCATATCCTTGCCGACTTTAGTTAGTCTTTCAATAACATCAGGTGCTATTGCTGCAATCATTTTGTCTGCTTCATAATCAGTACAGAACTGTTCGGGATAATGTTTAAAGTGTACTTGCTTAACTACAATACGAAGTATGTCTCTGTCTTCTTTGTTAATCTTATGAAGTCTCATTTAACAACTCGTGTTATATTATCAATCTGTTTCTTCTGTAAACAACGGCAGTACTTATTATAAAAATAATTACTTATCTTATTAAAAAATCTAAAAGTTTCAAAGTAAATGTTAATCATTGTCCATCCTATTGGTAAGAGCGAAAGCTTCTCGTTTTGCTTGCAATCTTTTTGGGTTGTTTAGATACTTGTTTATTTCTTCTAACTGCTCTGCGTTTAGCAGCCGTAGTGGATTTGTATTCAGAGTCCGATAAAGCTTTAATTGCTTTCTCAGGTAGATAACGTTCGCCTGTTGCTTTACTCCCTTGTGTACTAGGTTTACCACTTTTGGTTCGCCATTTTTGTTTAGTCCAAGCACGAAGAGACCTCTGTGTTTTCTTTAACGCCATTTGTTATTAATCCATTTAACTGTTGCATAAACACCTAAACCTAAAAAAATATAACTGATTCCATCAAACCAAGACATCTCATGTAAGACTGTGACTAGGTCTGCTGTTATCCAGTCCATTAGGAAGTATAACCCCCACCCTTTGATTTATATTGTTTAGCTAACATCTGTGCTTTCCTAGCAGACCACTGCCCGGGTTTACCACCCTTGCCACCTGCCTTGATCCTACGGAAGATAGCTTTTCTCATAGTAGGTTTAGTATAATTACCTGCAGCATTAACAGCCATTACTTCTTCTTTTTCTTCATAATCTTTTTCTGTAAAGCAGGTGGTAATGTCTTTTGCTTACCAGTTAATAAACTCTTCTTCTTTGGTGGCCTACCTTTAGTAGAACCATATGTGCCCTTACCCATTGGCATTATGCTTTCCTCTTCTTTGATTTGTTACGTTTAGATATTGCCCTAGCCTTTGACTTAGCGTCACTAGAACTCGATGCACCCCATGCTCTGAGGGATAATAACTTCCTTGTAGGTTTACCTTTGGAATCTCTATCAGGACCTTTGTTGCCTGCCATCCTCGCTAAGAAAGATGCACGCCTTGGATTGTCTCCACTCTTAACAGGTGCTTTCAATGTGCCTTTCTTATAAGACGCACGACCCTTTGCGTTTAATCCACCCTTGGGATTCTTGCCTGCTTTTCGTGTCCATGCCGGTGTTGCCATAGTTTAGTTATTACTTATGTTGTTTGATGGCTCAATGCACAAACGAACCTTTTGAGCAAATAATGTTTGTTGTAGAGATGTTGTCGAGTCGCCCCTATCACTTTTTACCCCCACCCCCCTAGGTCAAATCTATCTGCACTTTTATTTCCCCTGCATGTAGATGCATGTGTTTGTCTGGAGCTTTGAACCCTGCCCTATCTAGTATATCCTTGCTCGCCTCAAGCTGAACGTACTCACTCTTCGCACCTTTAGCTAGGGTCAGTATCCTATTCGATGCCGTCGTAGCACTCAATCCTATACTCTCACTTATACGTTGCATCATATACTGCTGTACATGTGGCAGTCTCAAAGTCTTACTGGCTGTCACTCTACCACTCTCACCATCTGCATATCCTGCCTGCACCGACGCTTCTTTCACAGTACATCCACTTGCTACGATGGTATCAACTAATGCTGTTTGTCTCTTGGTTAACTTACGTTCTTGTATCATTGAGAAACCCCCCTGTAATCCCCCCTTTTGTCTCACCTATTCATAGCCTCTGTCAATGCACAAACGTGGTAATACATAGCCACAACCGTATTGTCAAAAGAGATAAATTGCTTATTTACACGCCATGCTTCGCATGTGGTAAATATAGCATTTTGACAACAGAACGATGGCTATGTATCTTCGATGGCTATATGGAGATTAATATGGATAACATGACACTACTTACATTGTATAGCTTATTAACACAGGTGGTTCGATCAGTATCCAATTATTGTCCTGCAGTCCGTTTCCTTTTCTTTAGGCTAGAGTAACATCCACTATCACATGACTCTTAGTCATGCTGTCGTTACGTTACCCTAGCTTTCGTCAACAGAACACAGAAAAGGGACGTTAATGCAGTTCTACGCTATCTATATCTATTCTGTAGGTGGCTTCGGACAATCATCTTTTGACGCAAAAGATTACAAAACAAGCAACAACTTATGCTTATCCTGTTTCGTTCAGAGCAGGCACATACTCGCCTGCTCCTCACATATCTGTGAGAACACACACAGGGATTGTTTTTCTTTATTATCCTACGGGTCTTACGTCACTCTCACCTGCAACTAACTCTAACAACAAATAGCAGACCGAAGCTATACACAGACCTGTGTTGGCTATTTGTTATAAGACTTACTAACAGGCCGAACAAGTAAACACCTTATCCAAATAAATGTAAGGACATTTATTGGGCAGACATTTTTCCTAAAGAAAATACTATTAGTTATTATTGAATTTTCTCTTCGTCAGAAATGTAAGATGTTGACTAATTCCGAGAGCAACGTTTATGCCGTATCATAAAGCAAAACATCCCTGAGTGTGGGATATAACATAAGGAGATAGTAATGAATAAACTCAAACATATTGCCTACAACATAATGATTGCAACTGCACTTACATCAATAGCATCGGGCATGGCAATTATTGCATACACATTATTAATAATAACATAACAGAATTGGGTAGTCGCAAGGCTACCCATACTACCGAGCATGTTGCTCACAATCATATGACATAATCAAACATAGGA